GGCGTGCTCGCCGCACAAAGCCGTCGTGCCGTGATTGAGAGCGTTCCGCACATCGATGCCAGCGCAGTTGGCCGCAGATGCATGGCCAACGATCATTGCACCCGCAGGTTAGTGCCAGATTGTCCAGTGCCGATATGCGGCGCGCACCTCATCGAGGTCTATCAGTTCGCCGCTGATCTTGTCATACGGCGTTCTGGCGGGATATTGAGCTGAGGTGACAAAGGAACCATGACCGGTGTGAAACTCCTCATCGACCCCGACGGCGGCACACCCACCCTCGACCTCCCCACCACAACGCCACCCGAAGAGATCGAACTCAGCGTCCGCGCCGTCGACCACCTCCGCACACACGCCGCGTTCGGCGTGCAACTCATCGACCGACCACCCGTCACCTACCTCGTCATCCGCACCGGCCGCGCCGAACCAGGCACACCCGCAAGCCAAGCGCCCGTCGAAGAGATCCTCGTCTACCGACTCACCCGACTCCCGCCACAAGCCCGCGAATACACCGGGCACCGCATCGCCTGATCGGAGGCCACCATGCGCGCCACCCTCAGCCGCGCGCTCGACCGCATCCTCGACTGGCTCATCAACCGCTGATGCCCGACTTCCGCGGAGCCAACCACCACCGTCACCCCAAGTACGGCAACGACCACCAGAAGGAACGCCGCCGCCTCGACCCCCTCATCCAATCTGGCCACGGATGGTGCGCCCAACCCATCTGCCTGATGCCCACCCGATGGATACAACCCGGCGCACGCTGGGCACTAGGCCACAACGACGCAGGCACAGCATGGATCGGCCCAGTCCACGAGTTCTGCAACCAGCGCGCAGCCGCAGCCAAAGGCGGACGCGTCGCCGCAGCGCGGCACGGCACGCGGCGATGGCGAGTCCAAGTCAGGCAGCTACCTAGGTGGTAGGCGCTAGGCGTTTCGGCGTTTTCGGATCGCGATGGACCTTGTCTGTTCGACATGGGGCTGAGGTTCGATGATCCTTGCGTTCAGCTCCCCCCCAGTCCTAACCGGTCGCGACCTGCCCCCAACCACTGCCCCAGGGGTAGGGGGGAGGGGTCACAACGGACATTCCCGACCTCTCGTGACCTGCCCGTCTTCCGTTTCTCATCGGCAACACGCTGTGTCCCAGGACACGGCGGCAACCCCATCGGACATCTGTCAGACGCTCTGGAGTTCGCTTCGTGACCTACAACTGCAAGGTTTGTGGCATCGAGTTCGGGGCTAAGCGGGCCACTGCGAAATACTGCTCGGAGCGGTGCCGGAAGCGGGCGCAGCGGGCTCCAGCGTCGGTGGTGGGGCTGCAGAGCCTGGGTCCTGTCTCAGATGGGGACTTGACGAGGGCGACGCGGGCCAAATTGGTGGCTGTTGGGCGTGCGGATACCGAGCTGGGCGCGGCGGCGTTGCTGGTCGCGGCCCGGTTGGACGCGGTGAGCCTCCGTGAGACTGGGGCGGGTGTGGCCGCGTTGATGAAGGAGTTCCGGGCCACGCTCGCTGATGCTGTGAGGGATGCCGAGTCTTCTGATGACGAACTTGACCAGATCCGGCGTTCGGCCGCGCTCAAGCTCATTCACTCCGCCTGATCTGGTTCAGCCTGCTTTCTTGAGCATTCCGGATGGGTATGACCCTGAGCGGACGTTGGGGCCGGAGGTCGGCGCGGTTGCGACGTTGGCTGGGTATCCGCCTGATGTCGAGCAGCAGATGTTGCTGGATGTGTCATTCGCGTTGGACAAGCGCGGGCAGCCGCTGGTGTTCGAGTCAGTGGTGATTGCGCCCCGGCAGAACTTGAAGACGGGCTGGTTGAAGCAGCGAGCTTTGGGGAAGCTCTTTGTGCTCAAGCGGCCGTTGGTGGTGTGGTCGGCCCATGAGTTCGACACGGCTAGGCGGGCGTTGCTGGACCTTGAGTCGCTGATTGAGGGGTCACCTGTGCTGCGGCGGGAGGTGAGGTTGACGTCCCGCGGGAGGGTCGCGACTCACGGGGCGATCCCAGAGATCACGCTGGACAAGCCGCCTGCCACGTTGGTGTTCAAAACGAGGACGTCGGGTGGTGGCCGGGGTCTCACTGGTGATGACTTGTTCGTGGATGAGGCGTTCGCGGCTCAGGCTGACCAGATGGGCGCGGTTATGCCGATCATGCTGGCTCGTCCTGGGTCGCAGATTGATTTCACGTCGAGCGCGTGCCGGCCGGAGTCGGCGTATTTGTGGGATTTGGTGCAGCGCGGCCGCGCTGGTGGTGGCCCGCGGATGCTGTATGCGGAGTGGTGCGCGCCGCCGCCGGAGGTGGTTTGTGATGCGGGTAAGAAATGCAGGCATAGGCGTGACGCGGACGGATGTGGTTGCGACAAGCCTGAGGTGATCGTGCTCGCGCATCCTGCGGTGACGCGTGGCCGGATTGAGCTTGAGAAGGTCGCGGATCTGCGGCGGACGATGCCGGAGGATGAGTTTCCTCGCGAGATCATGGGTTGGCATGATGTTCCGGTGGGGGCTGTGCGGACGATCCCTGATGTGTTCTGGCGGGCTCGGGCGGGCGCTGAGGGTGCGCCGTCGGGTCCGGTGGCGTTCGCCCTGTCGGCTGCGTGGCCGGATGCGGAGATGGGTTCGATCGCGGTCGCTGGGTATAAGGCTGGCGAGTTGTATGTGCAGGTGGTCGAGTATCGGCCTGGGACGTCGTGGATTCCGGCGCGGATTTTGGAGTTGCGCGATGATCATCAGCCGTGCGCGGTTCTGCTCGACGAGAAGGATCCGGTCGCGTGCGAGAAGGTGGCGATCGAATCACTCGGGGTCGAGCTGACGCCGTTGACGATGACGCAGGCGGGGCAGGCCTACGGCATGTTGATCGCGGCGGTGATGGGTGACGCCCCGACGTTGCGGCATTACGACCAGGCTGAGTTGAATGCGGCGGTAGCGGGGGCGTCGAAGCGGCCGGTCGGCGACGCGCACACGTGGGCTCGTCAGGGGCCGACGGACATCAGTCCGATTGTGGCTGTGACTCACGCCGCTTACGGTGTGGCGGCTTATGGCAGCGCTGGCGTGTTCTTCGGGGCTTGGCGATGAGGAAGGGCTTACGGTGACTGTTCTGCTCCGCGCGCCGGCCGATTCGCGGCCGGTTCGGTCAGGCTGGCTGGTTTTGACGGTGCTGGCCGCGGTGTTCTACGCCTTGGGCTGGTCGGCCGCTAAGGTGTGCGCCGCGGTGGTCTGGTGCGCCGCTGCGGTGAAGGTCGGCTGGCGTGAGGGGCGGAAGGCCCGGCATGAGCCTGTTGGATAGGGTCGCCGCGGCGCTGCCGGCCCGTTTGGAGCAGCGGTCAGGCGTTGATCAGTGGATCTCTGAGTCGCTGTTCCCCCAGACGTTCGGGTACGGCGGGATGTCCTATCCGATCAGCGGGCCGAACACGTCCTACGGGTTGAATCAGGCGCAGGAGATCGAGCGGTCGCTGCCGGGTTTCGCGGCTGCTTTGCGGCGCTGCCCGCCGGCGTTCGCCGCGCAGATGGTCCGGTCGATGGTGATCTCGCAGGCCCGGTTCACGTTCCGGAGTCTGCCGTCGTCTGCGACGCCGCGCCGCACGTTCGGCACCCATGACCTGCGCGTACTCGAGAGGCCGTGGACGAACGCGACCACCGGCGAGTTGCTCACGAAGATGGAATGGCACGCGGGCCTCGCAGGCAACGCCTACGTCACGAACTACACCCCTGGGCGTCTGCGGATTCTGCGGCCCGATTGGACCGCGATCGTCTACGCCTCCGAGCGTGAGCCGGACTGCCCGTCGCAGGCGTTGGACGGGGAGCTGATCGGCTACGTCTACCAGAACGGCGGATTGTTCTCCTCGCAGACGACGAAGCCGCAGATGCTGGCTCCTAACGAGGTCGCCCATTGGTCGCCGCTTCCGGATCCCCTGCACGCGGGGATCGGCCAGTCGTGGATCACGCCCGCGATCAGGGAGATTCAGGCTGACTCGCTGACGGTCGACCACAAGATCAGGTATTTCGAACACGGGGCCACTCCTAACCTGGTCGTGAAGGGTCTGACTGCGGCGTCGAAGGAGCAGTTCAACCAGCTCGTGGACATGATGGAGGAGCGGCACGCGGGGCTCCGCAACGCCTACAGAACCTTGTATCTGACTGCGGGCGCGGACGCGACGGTGGTCGGCTCGAATCTGCAGGAGATCAATTTCACGGAAGTCCTCGGCGGCGGCGAATCCCGCATTTCCTCGCTGTCGCGGGTGCACCCGGTGATTCTGGGCCTGTCGGAGGGGTTAAAGGGTTCCGCGCTGAACGCGGGAAACTTCGCGATGGCGCGCCGTATCTGGGGAGCCACGTGGATCTCTCCGACGCTGCAGGACTTGTGCCGCGCGCTGGCTCCGCTGGTGAACGTCCCCGGCGGGACTGAGCTCTGGTATGACACGGCGGACATGCCGATCATGTATGAGGACGCGAAGGACGCTGCGGACATCGCGCAGGTGGAGGCGGCGACTATCACGACCTATGTGAAGGAGGGCTTCACTCCTGAGTCGGCGATCGCGTCGGTGAAGGCCCGCGATGTGACGCTCTTGGAACATTCGGGGTTGCTCAGTGTCCAGCTGCAGCCCCCAGGTGCGGCGTTCCCCGGAACTCCTGTCGCCACGACGCCGGCGGCAGAAGCCGACGCCGGAAATTAGGGAGGAACCTGATGCGTGCTCTTGACATCGACCTGGTCCGGAACCTGTCCGCCCGATTGGAGATCCGGGCGATCGGCAGCGGCGACGGCAGCCTCGGCACCATGACCGGGTACTTCAGCGTCTTCGACTCCTGGTATGAGGTGGATTCGTTCTGGGAGGGCTTGTTCTTGGAGCGGGTCGCGCCGGGAGCGTTCGCGCAGACGATCGCGGAGGATATGCCGGGGATGCGGGTGCTGTTCGACCACGGCTTCGACCCGCAGATCGGGAACAAAGTTCTGGGTCCGATCGAGTCGCTTTCCGAGGACGCGACGGGGCCACTCTACGCGGTGCCGCTGTTCGACACCTCGTACAACCGGGATTTGCTGCCGGGTTTGCGGGCTGACCCGTCGGTGTACGGGTCGTCGTTCCGGTTCCGGGTGATGGAGGAGTCGTGGGTGGATGAGCCGGAGGTGTCGGATGACAATCCGAAGGCGTTGCCTGAGCGGACGATCACCCGGGCGAAGGTTATGGAGTTCGGTCCGGTGACGTTCCCCGCGAACCCTGAGGCGACGGCTCAGATGAATTCGGCGACTGACCAGTTTTACGACCAGTTGCGTCAGCGCGACACCAGCCTGTATCAGGCGGCGGCGCGGGCGGCTGGGCTTCCAGACTTCACCGGGGCATCCGTCGCGCGGAGCGCGGATCGCGGTGAGTCCCGCTTAGGGCGGGCACAACCCACTATCAGGCAGTGCCTCGACGACGGGGCGCTCAGACTCAGAAGGATCAAGACATGACCAAGAAACCAGACCCACCGGACCTTTCTGAGGAGCTCCGCGGCAAGAACGTGGACGACCTCAACGACCGGATGACCCCGGACGAGCTGCGCGGGAAGACCCCGGACGAGCTCAGCGACTTCGTCGAGGTGCTCGACGCGCATCTGCGTTCCCTGCACCAGACCGAAGAGGGGGAGCTGCGGGAGAAGACCGCGGACGAGCAGAAAGCGTTCGACTACGGCCTGAAACTGCGGGACAAGGCGATCGCGAAGATCGAGGAGAACCGCGCGATCCAAGAGGTGTTCCGGCGTCGGCCGAAGGCTGTCGAGCGGGCCGAGTTCAACATCGGCAACCGGGACGACTCCTACGGCGACGTACGCCGGCTGTCGAATAGCGAGGCCCGCGACCGCGCGCTGCGCGTCCTCGACGACCGCGAGGCCACCATGCACCTCAGCGCTGATGAGAAGGACCAGGTCGCGCGGCAACTGCGGCGCAACCCCGTCATCGCGCGACGCATCCTGGTCACCGAGAACGAGGACTACCGCACCGCGTGGATGAAGCTCATCACCGACCCGCACCCGATCCTGTCCCAGGAGGAGAACCGCGCGGTGCAGGCGTGGAACGAGTTCCGCGCAATGGCCGACTTCACCACCACCGCAGGCGGGTTCGGCATCCCGGTGTTCATCGACCCGTCGATCATCATGACCGCGCAGGGTTCCGGGAACCCGTTCATGGAGATCAGCAAGCAGGTCGAGGTGAATACGACTCAGTGGAAGGGGGTCAGCTCGGCCGGTGTGACGTGGTCGTTCCAGACTGAGGGCGCGGTTACCACGGACAACGCGCCGACGCTGGCGCAGCCGAGCGTCGCCATTCACATGGCGCGTGGGTTCGTGCCGTTCTCGATCGAGATCCAAAGCGACTACCCAGGGTTCGCGTCGGAGATGGCGACCATCTTGGCCGCTGGGTACGACGAGTTGCTGGTGCAGAAGTTCACCAACGGCTCCGGCACTGGCGAGCCGAAGGGCATTCTGACCGCGTTGTCGGCGAACGCCGGGTCGCGGGTGAAGGTTACGACTGGTGGCAGCATCGGCGCGCCTGACCCGTACGCGGTGTGGAAGGCGCTGGGGCAGCGGTTCCGTCGGAACGCGAGCTGGCTGATGAGCGTGGGCGTGAACAACGCGATCCGGCAGATCGGCGCGGCGAACGTGTTCCACGGCTACACCGTGAACTTGCCTGAGGCGTGGGCGGACCAGCTGTTCAACAAGGCAGTGTACGAGTCTCCGTACATGCCTGATACGACCACGTGGACGACGACCGCTGAGGGTCAGGCGATCGTCGGGGACTTCTCGAACTTCGTTATCGCCCGCAACGGCGGCATGAGCGTCGAGCTTGTCCCGCAACTGTTCCAGCAGCAGACCGCTGGCGCTGGCGTCGGGTTCCCGACTGGGCAGCGCGGCCTATTCGCGTACGCGCGGATCGGCAGCGACGTGGTGAATCCGTTGGCGTTCCGTCTTCTGGTCGCCAACAGCTGAGTCAAAAAGGCGAGGACGGAGATACTGGGCTCTCCGTCCTCATCCGACAGATTACTAGACCCCTTTCTGGAGGTTCTGATGACCGAGAAAACCGTTGCGACCACCACATCGACGACTGAGAAAACCGCTGCGACCACGTCGAGGAGCTCTCTCGCGCCGGCTGGTGAGTCGTCCAACCCGGAGGTGCACACCGCGCTCGCGCACCTGCAAGCCGCGCGGGACAACAGGTCCGCGCTGGACGTGGACGAACCGGACGTGAAAGCGGCCGACGCGGCGGTCAAGGCCGCTGAGAAAGCCCTCGCTGACCTCGGATACGAGGCGTGACCGATATGGATGTGGTGTTCGCGAAGGAGACCGTGTCGCTGTCGATGGACAGCCTCGGCCAGGTGCTCGTCCGCAAGGGCAGCCATTGGCCCGCGGACGACCCCATCGTCCGCAAGCACCCCGGATTCTTCACCGACGATGCGCGGTACGGGCTGACATGGTCGGGCGCGCCCCCGAAGTACATGTCGGAGCCGCCGGTGGAGCAGGCCACCGCCGCGCCAGGCGAGAAGAGGACCACGCGCCGTGGCTGAACCCGTCGCTGAACCTGCCGCGGTTGTCGTCGCCTACGTGCACGACCGCGAGGTCACCTACTCCTGGCACCACTCCATGATCGAACTGGTCGGCCACGACCTCGTCAACCACGGCAGAGTCCTCCGCGGTGGCTACATCGCGATGCGCTGCGGCACAGACGGGCTCGTGGACGCGCGCAACAAGACCGTGAAACTGTTCCTAGAGGAGAAGCAGGCCGACTGGCTGTTCTGGATCGACACCGACATGGGGTTCGCCGCAGACACTCTCGAACGGCTCATGGACGCCGCTGACCCGGTCGAGCGGCCGATCGTCGGCGCGCTGGCGTTCACGCAGCGGGAAGAGGAACCGGACGGCTTCGGCGGTCATCGGTGCCGCGCCACACCAACCGTGTTCGACTGGTTGAAACTGGATGACGGCAGCGGGCAGATGGGGTTCGCTGTCCGCTTCGACTACCAGGTGGACATGGTGACCCGATGCGCCGGCACCGGCTCGGCGTGCATCCTGATTCACCGCGCCGTGTTCGAGAAGATCGAGGAGAAGCACGGGCCGCACTGGTACGACAGGATCCCCAACCAGACCATGGGCCAGGTCGTGTCGGAGGATTTGTCGTTCTGCATGCGCGCGGGCGCGCTGCAGATCCCCGTGCACGTGCACACGGGTGTGAAAACCACGCATCAGAAGACGCTGTGGCTGGCTGAGGACGACTACTTCGGGCAGGTGGCGTTGTCGAAGATGCTGCCGCAGGTCCCGCCGGCGACTGAGCGGGTCGCGGTGATCGTGCCAGTGCTGGGACGGCCGCAGAACGCGAGGCCGTTCATGGAGTCGCTGAGGGCGTCCGGCTCGGACCTGGCGGACGTGTACGCGGTTTGCGAGCCCGACGAGTTCGAGTCACGTGCGGCATGGGCGGTGGCTGGCGCCGCATTGCTACTTTGCCCCGGCACGTTCGCCGAGAAGGTGAACTACGGCTACCGCTGCACCAGCCAGCCGTGGTTGTTCCTCGCGGGCGACGACGTGAAGTTCCATCCCGGCTGGCTTGACCAGGCGCAGCATGCGGCGCGTGACGGGTTCGACGTCATCGGAACGAACGACCTGCACAACCCCCGCGTCACCTCGGGGCAGCACGCCACACACCTGATGGTCCGCCGCTCCTACGTGGACGATCAGGGCGCGTCATGGGACGGCCCGAAAGTCATCGCACATGAGGGGTACAAGCACTGGTACGTGGACGATGAGATCGTCACCGCCGCGAAACGTCGCGGGACTTGGGCGATGGCGATCCGGTCCGAGGTGGAGCACATGCATCCGCTGTGGGGGTTAGCGCTCGACGATGACACGTACCGGCTCGGCCAGTCCTTCGCGGATCAGGACCGGGTGCTATTCGAGAAACGGCTGAAAGAAAATGCATCCTGAGGCAATGGACTGGATTGCCGCACACGCCACCAGCGACACAGTCGAGGTGCTCGACATCGGCGGCAGGGATGTCACCGGAGACTGGGGCGGGTCACCCCGCGAGCATTTCCCCTCCGCTGTCGTCTACCACGTTCTGGACATCGCCGAGGGGCCTGACGTTGACATCGTCGCCGACGCGTCCACCTGGCAGCCGAACGGACGCCGCTACGACGTGGTGATCTCGGCCGAATGTTTCGAGCACACCAACGTCTGGCCGGCGATCTGCCGGACGGCCTACGCCGCGTGCAAACCCGGCGGGCGGTTCATCGCCACCATGGCCGGCCCTGGCCGACGCCCGCACGGCGCGCTCGGCGCACACGATCTCGAACTCGGCGAGCACTACGCAAACATCCGTCCGGAGCGGCTCCGGGCGGTGCTCGAGCAATCCGGGTTCACCGACGTGGTCATCGACCAGCAGCAGGATCCCGCTGACGTGCGGGCAGTGGCGAGGAAACCGGAAGGAGCGTCAACGTGATCGACCTCGGCGACCAACGGCGGCTCAGCATCGAGGTCAGAGACATCACAGGCGCGCTCACCGACTCAACCGTGACCCTGAACATCACGCTGCCGGATCAGAGCGTCGCCGGGCCGTTCGCACCAGTCCACGACTCCCTAGGCGTTTACCACTACGACTACACCACCGCGCAGGCTGGGCGGCACGTCTCACGGTGGACCGGAACCGGCCCGGTCTTCGCGCACACCGAGGTGTTCGACGTCGAGGTCGCCGCGGACATCTCCCTCGTCTCCCTCAGCGCGATCAAGACACAACTGTCGAAGACCACGACCGCCGACGATGATGAACTGCGGTCCTATTTGCTGTCCGCGTCGGAGAACATCGAGATGATGTGCGGCCCCTGCGCGGTCCGATCGTTCACGGAGCGGCTGGCGAGCACAACGGGCAGCCGGCGCTCGCTGTGGCTGTCGAACCTGCCAGTGGTGTCACTCACCAGCCTCACGCCCGTGTTCGCCTGGTCGATCGCGGTCGCCACCACTGACGTGACCGTCAACCTGGACAGCGGCGAGGTTGTGAGGCTCGACGCCTGGGCGTTCATCGGCGACTACGACATCACTTACAAGGCTGGGCGGGCTGTGATCCCCGCGTCTCTGAGGCTGGCCTGCTCGATCATCACGCAGCATCTGTGGGAGACAAGGCGGGGCGCGTCGTCGCAGCCCCGTTACGGCGCGGAGGGCACCGTCACGATACCCGGATGGGGATACGCGATCCCCAACGTGGCCGCGCAGCTCATCAGCGGATACTCCAAGCCGATGCTCCTAGCATGACGTCCACCTCGGCGGTTCCGGATGTCATCGGCTACCTCGTGGACCTGTTCACGGCTGACGCCACGCTCGGCGCCGCGTCCCCGCCGGTGACGATCCGATGCGGGCCGCAGCTCTCTGGCGACTTCCCTCAGCTTGCCCTGTTCGTCGCTGTGGACGATCCGACGGCGATGCTCCGGGGCGACAACATCACAGGCGCGGTCTCCAACCAGGTGTGGGTCGGACCCGGCGCGCGGAAACGCGACGAGCAACTGTCGGTTCACTGCACCGCTGAGGCGTGGTCCGGCGAGGTGAACGCGCGGGCCGCGATGCTCAGCGTGTACGGGATCCTCAGCGCTGTCGAAGTCCTGCTCCATACCAACGTATACCTCGGTGGCGCGTCCCAGGTGGTCGAGCTGCCCGGTTCGACGGGGCACACGCTCCGCTGGCTGCAGGGCGAGGGCGGACTGGCCGCTCACATCCAGTTCCGGATCGACGTGAAAGCGAGGATCGGATCATGACCGAGCCGACGGCGCAACTGTTCGAGTTGAGGATCACCGCGACCGGCGAGGTCCGTGACGCGGACGGCAACCTGATCAGCCAGGAACCCATCGAGGCAACCGCGATCCTCACTGAGGCTGAGGCCCGCGCACTAGTCGAAGGACATGGATCATGACAGTAGGCATCTCCAGCGCGAACCTGGCCACGGGCTGGCTGAACTCGCTGCGCGCTACCAACTTCACCGCGCCGGTCGGATCGTTCGTGAAACTGCATACGGCCGACCCTGGCGCGGCGGGCGCGACCGCCGCCGCGGCGGGATCGACGACGCGGGTGACGGTGGCGTTCGCCGCGCCGTCCGGCAACGCGATCGCGCTCACCGGCACGCAACCGGTGTGGACGAACGGCGGCACGTCGGAGACCTTGACCCATATCAGCGTGTGGGACGCGGTGTCCGCGGGCAACTTCATCTACTCGGCGGCGCTGACCGCGTCACAGGCGTGGGTGTCCACCAACACGTTCACCCTGACCTCGCTCAGCGTCTCGCTGAGCCCGATAGCCGCGTGACCCAATGACGATGACGAGGTTGCGTCGGTTCAGCAGCGCAGGCGCCGTCGCCGCGATAGCTGTGGCTGGTGTCGCGGCGTACCAACTGACCAGCGACAGCGGCGCGGCGGGGTCGCTCCCGCAACCGACGAGCTGCTCATCCCCGACGTACGACGGGTCGCCGTTCAGCAGCCTCGCGATCTGCGTGATCCCATCCCCCGTGGCCACAACGACAACCCCGCCGACGACGACGGTTGCCACAACCACCCCACCCCCCACAACCACCCCACCGCCGACCACAACAACCCCGCCACCGCCCGGTCCGTTCCCCACCGCCGCGACAACCGGTGTGCCATCCGGGACTACGCTCACCACGGTCAACGGCACCCTGACCACCTCGAGCAACGGGCAGGTCATCGACGCGAAACTGATCACAGGCGACCTGGTGATCGCGAATGACAATGTGACCGTGACTCGCTCACGCATCAAGGGAAGGATCGTCAACAACCGTGACTACACCTCTACCGCAAATACTGTCTTCCAAGACTCGGACATCGGCCGAGATGATTGTTCTGGTGGCTCCAGTCCCTTCACTACACTCGTTGGTTCTGACTACCGACTCACACGGACGCATGTGCACAATGGTGGAGCCGACCTACTCGGTCTACACGGTGGCGGGACAATTCTGGTACAGGACTCTCTGATTGATGGTGCGTGTTTCTATACTGGTGACCATTTGGATGCAGCGCAGTTCTATGATCCAGGAGGCATTGGTGATGTGACATTTTTTCACGACTCACTAGATGCTAGGTGTGTGAATAGCTGCGGGGACAAGGGAAACGCCGCCATCTTCTGGGCCGACGCGCCAGGAGCAGGCAGCCGTCTGACGGTCACCAACACTCTCCTCGCCGGCGGGAACTGGTCCATCTCCCCCTACGACGCCGGCGCGGGAAGCAAAATCATCATCACGATCAGCAGCGACACGTTCGTGAAGAACTCCTACAAATACTCCCCCTGCCGACTCGCCAACTCCATCCCGTTCAACGGCATCGAGGGCGTCAAGTTCACCGGCAACAAACTTGATGATGGAACATCCGTGGCAACCTGCGATGGATGAGACACGTCACGCCCAGAGCTGGGACAGTCTGGCCGACGCGATCAACGACATCGTCTACACCCGCGACCCAGTGCCAGAGCGACGCTTCGAGCTTCGCCGCGACGACGCGCACAACTATGCGGTGCTTTACATCTTCACCTATACCCCAGACACCTACCGGCGCGACGAAATGCGGTACACGCGGCATGAGTTCGTGGTGCCAGTCGCCACCTACCATAAGGCCGCGTGGACGCGGTGGGTTTTCGACCGCATCGTCTCAATCGAGATGCACGAGACGTGCGAGTCCTTTCAGGTCCGCGGCGACGATGGAGATCTCTACCGGCCGTATGCCCCGCACCATGGCAACGGGGAAGACCCCTACGCTTTCTGGCCTGGGGGCACCGTCGAGCAGAAGTCGAAAGCTCCCGGTGAGGACTAGGCATGGCCTGGGCGCGTGTGCAATCAAAGTCGGCGAACGGCATCTCGACAACAGTCACCGCCACCCTCGGCTCAACACCGACCGTCGGCAACAAACTGATCGCGCTGGTGTCCTTCGGCGGCAACAGCGGACTGGACTTCACGTCCGTGAAAGACGCGAACGCGGTCGCGTTCACTCAGCTCGCGGATTTGCACACGCTCGACGCCGGTGACGTGCGGATCGGCCTGTACGCGGTGGACGTGCCAGCGACCCCGAATGCGGCGATCACGCTCCTCTGCACCGGCTCGTCCGACCTGTCAATTCTGGTGCAGGAGATCTCCGGCCTACTCGCGGGCAACACGTCGGCGATGCTCGACGGCACGGTCGCCACCAGCCACGGCGGCACCACGACCTACACGGCGCCCACCTACTCATCGACCGCGGCGAACGAGTACCTGCTCGCCGGGTACGTGGACAATGGAGGCCCGATGACATGGGCGGTCGCTAACAGCTACGTGGCCGACGCGAACTCGATCAACACGAGCAGCCAGGACGACAACGTCATAGCGGCGAAAAACTCGGGCAACGGCGCGGAGGCGTCCCCGTTCACACTGAGCGGCACAGCGACCGGATGGAGCTCGCTCCTCGTCGCGTTCAAAATCGCGGCGGTCACTGCGGCCGCGACCCCGACTCCTGTGGTCTCGACAGCCGCCGCGCAACGAGCGTCCTCATGGTGAGGGGGATCTGATGCCCGTCGCGGGATGGGGCGGCAGCGGCAACAACATGCGCGCAGGCGCGCAGGTCGCGCTGCCACCTGTCAACGTCACCTCGATCGCGCAGGACGGCGCCGCGATCGTGTCCTGGGGCGCCTCGGTCACGCCGGGAGTGATCGGATATCGGATCAGCGCGTGGAATGGGACGTCGCTTGACTCCGCGGTCTCGGTCGGCAACGTCACGCAGGGCACGATCAGCGGACTGACCAACGCCGTCGCGTACACGTTCACCGTCGCCGCGGACCTGGGCAGCGGGTTCGGAGCCGAGTCCAGCCCGTCGGGTGTGAACACGCCGCAATCGAACATGGTGTTCGGCGATGACTTCAAGAACACGTCGCTTGACCCGCACTGGGTCGCGATCACCCGCGACGGCGACGTCGGAAACGGTGAGCTGAGCTACTACACCCCGGCGCAGGTGACACCTGGCTCCGACGTCATGCGGATCACCTTCGCGGCCGGCTCCACATCCGGTCCGGAGTACAACGACGTCACAACCGTCGCGAACACATCGGGCGGGGTCGCCACGATCACCACCGCGGGGCAGAACTTCAACGGCGCGGCCCACGGCTACCAGATCGGCGACACCGTCGTCGTCGAGCTGCTCCGAACCTCGACGCAACTTAACGGCACCTGGACTGTCACCGGGGTCACCGCGAACACGTTCACCTTCAACTCCGGCTACCTGACGCTGATTTCCTCGCACGGCGAGACCGGCAACGCCCGGTGCATAGCCGGTGGTCACGGGCAGGTCACCCGCTCCTACGCCTCAGGGATGGTGCAGACCGCGCCGACGCCGGCGTTCCAGTACACGGCCGGGAAGACCCTGGTCGCGCAGGTCCGGGCGCTGGTGCCGGCCGCGACGAACATGTGGCCCGCGATCTGGATGCTCGGCCACGACCTGCAAACCGTCAACCTCGTCAACCCGGACAATGTCAGCTCCGGCAACTGGAACAACCCTGGCAGCGAAGAGATCGACATCGCCGAGTTCCGGGTGTCGGACACCCAATACAGCACCCAGTTGTCGTCGGCGGGAACCACCGACACCCCAGTGCTGGTCACCTGCTCCGCTCACAGCGTCAACTGGCACGTCTACGAGGCGTGGTGGTCCGCCGGGCAGATCATCTTCAAACTCGACGGCGTGACCGTGCACACGACCAACAGCAATGTTCCCGCGGCCGGCATGTTCCTCCTGATCAGCATGCCCGCGCGTGGCGGGGCCGTGTCCGGTGGCCCGTATGTGCTGCAGATCGACTACGTCCACATTTTCAACCAGTAGTAGGAGACCGCCATGGCCAAGGCCGGGTACACCGTCCGCACTTCCGCCGCTGTCGCGCTGGCGGCGGCGACCGCGAAAACCTGTCTCATGGTCATCACGCCGGCGCAGTTCGGCGGCGACCTGAAGAAATTCCGGATCGGCTTCGACGGCGTCACCGCCTCAGCGGTGCCCGTGCTGTGGGAGATCGTCACCTCCACCAACGCGTCCAACTCGACACCGGGAACTGCGAACACCAATGAGAACGCGAACATTCAGCAGGTCTACGGCCGGTCGATAACGACCGGGTTCACCGCGTTCTCCGCGTCCACGTCAGAGCCCACCGTCCTCACCGTCATCGAGTCGGAGCTGCTCACCCCCAACGGCGGTCTCCTCGTCTACGATTTCCCACTCGGCGACACCCCCGACTGGAACGTGTCAGCGGGCATGGGCATCCGGCTGACCGCGCCGGCGATAGTGAACGCCAGGGTCGCGATGTGGTTCGAGAGGTGCTGACGACGAGGTAACGACCTAAGGAGGACCGGTGGCTCGTCTCGGCAGGAGCATTACCGGCGGTCCGATCTTCCTGCGTTCCTCGCTGGCCGACTCCGGCGCGTTCGCCGGCGCTGCGGCGGTCGCAGTCGCGGTCGCGATCACCGCCGCAGGCGTCGTCGGCGTCCAAACCGACGCGAGCCTCGCCGGGACGGTCGCTGTCTCAGCTGGCGGCGTGGTCGGTGTCTCAACCGGGGCGACGCTCGCTGAGACAGCGACGATAACCGCGGCCGGCGGTCTCGGCCCCGTGGGAACCGCGAGCCTGACCACCGCGGCGGCGATCACCGCAAGTGGCGTCATCGGCGTCCAAACCGGCACAGCCCTCCCTCTTGCTGTCACGATCACCGCAGACGGGACAGCGGCAGGCGTCGCGGCGACGGCCACACCCGACCCGATTGTCGTCTCGGACGCGCCCAGGCGCGCCGCCGGATACCGGACCCTCGGCGTCGGCCTGCCCAACCCCGCCCAGATATTCCGCAGCTCCACCGCTGACGCCGCGCCCGCGTCAGCCTCATCCCTCGCCGCGTCCGTCGCCATAACCGCCGCCGGTGTCATCGGAACGTCCAGCGGCGCCAGCCTCCCCGTGGCGGTCACAGTCAGCGCCGCGTCGAGCCCCACCAGCGGGGCGGCGCTGGCCCTCACAACCACCGTGGCGGCGTCCGGCGTGACCGGAGCAGGCACGGGGGCGAGCCCCGCTGTCACCGTGAGCATCGCAGCCGCCGGTGTCGTAGGCGTCGCCACAGGCGCGGCAACAGCCATCAGCGCAGCAGTCGCGGCGGCAGGATCAGCGTCGAACATCAGCGCGGCCCGAACCGTCGCAGTCACCATCGCAGCAGCAGGCGTAATCGGGACGCAGACAGACGCGGCGCTCGCGATCACCACCGCCACCAGCGCGACCGGTCTGCTCCCCTTCGCCTACCCCGTCGGCGCAGTCACAACCAGCAACTCGGCCCTCGCATCCGTGACCACGACAGACGCGTCCCTAGCGACAGCGACCAGCACAACCCACTAAACCGGAGGAACACGCATGGGCAACGTCACCAACATCAGCGGCGAAGACCTCGAAGTCACACTCCTCGACGGCCGCATCGTCAAGGCAGGCGAAACCGTCGACGTCCACGACGACCTCCTCCACGCCCACGACGACACCTGCGGCGCGGAACTGCCCGGCACATCCACCCGCGAGAACTGCGACAGACACGGATTCGTCTGGCCCGACACCGTCTGGAAAATCAGCGGAACCAAGACCAAGACCAAGACCAAGACCGAAACAGAGGAGTAAACCATGGTCGCCTACGGCAGCGGACTGTCCGCACAACTCATGGTCGCGGCCGAGACCACCGTCGGCACCGCCGTCACCACAACCACCGGATACGAATTCCTCAGCGAGAACTTCAAGTTCGCCCCAACCGACCTCGACGGGTCCGGGCTGAAAGCCGGCCAGGCGTTCGAACGGGTCGCGCGGCACACCCGGTCCCGGATCGACGTGAACGGCGACTTCACCGTTGAGCACGCCGACAAAGGGCACATGGCCTTGCTCTGGCGGCACGCCCTCGGCTCCTCGCTGACGGTCCCCGTCGTAATCGGAGCCACCACTGCTTTCGAGTCCTACCTCACCCCAGGCACCCGCGCCGGGCTGGGCCTCACCGTCCAAGTCGGCGAAGTGCAGCCCGACACCACCGTCCGACCCTTCACCTGGTCCGGAGTGAAAATCCCCCAATGGGACTTCAGCGTCTCCGACGGTCAAGTCGCGCAACTGAAACTGACCTGCGACGCGTGGAACCTCGACACAGCAGCTGGGCTCGCCACAGCCGCATACACCGCCGGCGCGGGCATCTTCACCTTCATGGACGCATCCACCTTCAAAATCGGCGGCACCCCGTCCACGTCCGCCGGCAAAACCACCGTCGCCGGCGGATCCGCCATGACCACCTTGTTCAACTCGCTGAGCCTGACCGGTACGACCGGGCTGAAGCAGGACCGGTACGGCCTCGGCAACGCCGGTGTGAAGCGAGAGCAGTTGGAGAACGCGATCCCCACCATCACCGGGCAGCTCGGCGGCGAGTTCACGCAACGCACCGAGATCTTCGACCTGTTCAAGTCGAACACGCAGACCACGCTGCAGCTGGACTTGACCCATTTCGACGGGGCGGGGAAAGACGCAGGCGGCGTCAACGCCGGACCCAACCCCTACTTGCTCTCCTTCATCTTCCCCGCGATCAAATTCACCGACGTGTCCGCGAACACGGGCGGGCCGGACGTGACGCAGCAGACGGCGACGTTCAAGGCGTTCGACGATGGGTCGGGAACCAACCCGGTCATGCAGGTGCATCTAGTCTCGTCCGACACCACCCTCTGAGGTGTGATTCATAGAAACAAGACTTATACCCTTGACAGTTAGTGTGTCACGGCATGAATATGCCTTCTTAAGAATGTCAGCTTCACAATTAGCAACACCAGCCCTGAAGAATCTTATACCGACCCAGAGACCGGTTGTGTTAACCCAAACCCTTGTTATGTTAAAGAATGGCGGGTTCGGAACACCTTGTTTGATCAATGGGCAAAGACCCTCAGAATTTATTGGGCTAACAGTCCATAAACTTGTTTCCTCCGACTCAGTGAGAATTTCTTCAAGGACATCTGAGATCAGCGATTCACTAAGAACAATGTCTATGGGGCTCATGTCGCGTCCTCAAACCCGATCTGGTAGCCGTGGGCGTAGGCGTCTCTCACTTCCAGCGGGTAGTCGTTCTCGTTGCTGTCGTCACCGAGCGCCCCATCGTGCTCGCCCTGGTCGTACGCGTCTTGCTCAGCGGCTGTGTAGTCGGCCGTGTTGAGCCTGGTCTTCGCTGCGCGGCGCTGCGCGGCGACCCATCGCTCCACGTCGGCGCGGTCATAGACGACCTTGCGCCCGAGTTTGAACGAGACTGGCCCCACTCGGCGGTTCCGCCAGTAGCGGAGCGTTTCCACCGGGATGCCGGTGAGCTTGTGCACTTCGAGCGGGCTCATCAGGTCCATCAGTTGCCTCCGATCTGGGCGATCCGCGCGTTGGCCTGGTTCAGGAACCCGGTGCCTATTGTGATGTCGTCGGTGGCTGTGGTCATGTCGCCGGCGACGCATGCGTCGGCTGAGTCACTGATGGCTGAGAGAGCTTTGCCGAGCAGGGTGTTGAGCTGGCTGTCGGGGCTGGGCAATGATTGCTGAGCGGCGAACACGTCGCCTTGGAGCGTCGCACAGTTGGTTCCCAGGGCGGCGACGTTGCCGGCTGTGGCGTTGGCTGAGATGTTGACGAAGTCTGTTTGCATCGCGTCGAGGTTGGGCAGGTAGGTCGCGCCCCATTCGGCGAGTTGCTGCACGGTTGTCGGCGCGGCGGTTGTCGTCTTCGCGGAGGGGCTGCCGCGGTGCTGGCTGGGTGTCGGCGTGTGCGAACCGCATGCTGCGAGGATGAAACTTGACGCCGCGACCGCCGCGGCTGTTCTGAGGATGGTGCGCATAACGGGCCTCCCGACCGATGGTGCCCGCTGGACGCGTTCACTGACCGAGACTATGCGCGTGTTAGAGGTGGAAGTCAATGGCAGGCGATGTTGAGATCAGGCAGGGGCCAGAATGGGCGGCGCTGTCCCGACGGCTGAAAGAGGCGGGCAACGGCGAACTCAGGAAAGCCGTGAGGAACGAGATAACGCAAGCCGCGCGACCCCTGGGTCGCTATATCGCCGTCAGCGCCGCGCAGCGGCTCCCGCAACGCGGCGGATTCGGATACCGGATCGCGGCAACGCCTGTGCGCGTCGCCGGAAGCGTCGTGGGGGACCGCATCGGCGCGGTCATCACACTAGGCTCCCGCAAGACGCAGGTCGCTCAGATCAACGACGGTAACTTCCGTCATCCTGTGTGGGGCAACCGCAAAAACTGGGTGGTCCAGGATGTGACCAGCGGGGCGTTCACCCGCGCGTTCGAGCAGGAGGCGGCGACAGCGGTGGCGCTCGCGATCGAGACCGGTCTGCGGCAGGTAGCCGCGAAAATCGAGAAAGGCTGAGCGAATTGAAGTTCATCTACAAACCCGAGGACGCCGCCGAGCAGACATGGGACTTCGACCCGGCCAAACTGCACGACGTCGAGGCGATCGAAATCGAGAAACGCACGGGGCTGACCTACTCCGAGTTCGGCATCCAGTTCATGAAAGGGTCGATCCTGGCGCGGAAGGCTTTGCTGTTCGTGCTGATGAAACGGCGCGCCCCCACGTTGAGATGGGAGGAGCTGCAGTTCGCGGTCGGCGAGGTCGACGTCGATTTCGACCCCGTGGAGAAGAGACAAATACTGGTAGAGCTGCAGAAGAAGGCGGCTGCGGAAGGGCTCGACCCCGATGAGCAACAGGTGATGGACACCTACCTCGCCGAAGGGATCGGGACCGACGCGGACCCAAAATCCCCTACGGCCGACTCGGCGGAGGCAGCGTCGCGAGGCAAGAACAACGGTTCCAAGAACAACAAAGGCGACAGCAGGAAACTGGTGGCGCTCCCCGCGAACGGCGGCGACGCGACTATGAGTGCGACATAGCCCACCTGTTGCACTACACCCCGGCTGACATGGACGCGTTGACGGTGGAGCAGATGGACCGGGCGTGCCAGTGGGTTGACGCGTATGTGGCCGCGGCCAAGAAGGGCGGGTAATCGTGTCAGCGCTCGGCTTCGACATTTTCGCGAAGGACCACGCCTCGGCCGTGTTCGAGAAGTTCGGGAAGAAGGTTGACGAGTCGTCCGGCAAGTTCAGCAAGTTCGGGAAAGCCGCGACGGTCGCGGTCAGCGGCGCGGGCATTGCGGCCGTGGCGTTCGCGAAAAAGTCCATCGACGCGTATGTGGAGTCCACTGCGGCGCAGCGGCAACTACAGGACGCCTATGCCCGGTTCCCGAAACTGGGGGACGTGAACATCGCGACGATGCGCGCCCTCGGCGAGGAAGTGCAGAAGAAAACCGGGTACGACCACAACGCCGTGGACGCAGCGGAGGCTGGGCTCGCGCAATACGGCCTGACCGGGAAACAGATCACGGACTTAATACCGCTGGTCGCCGACTACGCGGCGAAAACCGGCAAGACACTGCCAGAGGCCGAGGCTGTCTTAGGCAAAGCGATGCTGGGCAAGGGCCGCGCGCTGGCGGAGATAGGCATCAGGTTCAAAGACCTGCATAACCCGACGAAGAACTACGCGGAGCTGATGACGGGGCTGCGGACCCAGGTCGGCGGATTCGCTGACAAGGAAGGCAAGTCCGCCGCCGGGCAGGCCAAAATATTGTCCGCGAACTTCAGGGACGTGGAGGAGAAGGTCGGTCAGCGGCTACTGCCAGCGCTGGCGAAGCTGACCACGTGGGCGATCGGCGCGATGGACTGGATGCAGAAGCACGCCACACTCATGAAAATCATTGTGGTCGGGCTGGCAGGGTTCGCCGCCGTGGTGGGGACGATCATCGGACTCACGAAGGTGTGGACAGCGGTGCAGATCGCGCTGAACATCGTCATGTCGGCGAACCCGTTCGTCTTGATCAGCATCGCCGTCGTCGCGCTGGCCGTGCTGATCGTCCTGAAATGGAAGCTGATCAAAGAGTGGACCGTCAGGATATTCACGGACATCTGGTCGTTCATGAAAGCCCATTGGAAGCTGATCGTCTCGGTGGTCACAGGCCCCGTCGGCGCGCTGGTCGTCTTCATCGTCACGCACTGGACACAGATCAAGACCGCGGTGCTCCGGCTCACCGGTGACATCCTCACGTTCATCAAAGGCGTGCCCGGAAAAATTCTTGGCTACTTCTCCCAGGCCGCGACGTTGCTGCTCCGCGCAGGCCAGGCGATCCTCCAAGGCCTATGGAACGGCGCGAGGACCATGTGGGCGAACGTCAGCAGATGGTTCGGTGGCGTGTACATGTGGATAGTGCGTTTCGGCAGCGACGCCGGCGGGTGGCTGCTCGGAGCGGGCAAGGCCATCGTCCGCGGATTGTGGGACGGCATCAGCTCGATGGGGGAGTGGCTGTGGGACAAGGTCAAATCCTTCATCCCAGGTTGGATCAAGGACGCGCTCGGCATCCATTCGCCGCCCGACTGGGCAGTGGACGCCGGAAGATGGATCGCGCGGGGGCTGGCTAAAGGAATTGAGCACTTCCCCAATTTCCTCACGCACCTAGCTGACGCGGCGCGTAAGAAATTAGCTGGGGCCGTCTCCGGGGCCGTCTCGATAGGCGGTCCCAATGTGTCTGACCTGATCAGCGGGATGGGCGGGCTGCCAGGGTGGATCGCGAAGGCGATGAAACTCACCGGAGTGGGCGGTGACTGGTTCGCGCCGCTGATCCGCCGCGTCATGTACGAGTCAGGCGGCAACCCGCGCGCGATCAACCTCTATGACGAAAACGCTAAGGCTGGGCACCCGTCGATGGGACTGATGCAGACGATCGCGAGCACGTTCGCGGCGTACGCGTTGCCGGGCCATGGCGACGTGTGGAATCCAGTGGACAACGCGGCCGCGGCGATCAGGTACATCCAGTCCAGGTATGGGTCGATCATGGCTATCGACCCTCCGGTTTCTGGCTACAAGTCGGGCGCGTGGAACATCGAGCGTGACAAGCTCGCCATGGTGCACCAGAGAGAAATGATCATCCCAGCGGCGCAGGCGGAGGCCATCAGGCGAGGCGGCGACAGAGGTGGTGGCGTCTCGGTCAACATCACGATCAACGCCGGGCTCGGCACTGACGGCGCGGCCCTCGGCAGGCAAGTCGCCGCCGCGTTGGAGAAGTACAGCGGCAACGGCGGAACGGTCCGCATCGCCGGGGCGATCCGCTGATGGCCACAGGTCTCCCCGCGGGGCAGGTCCTTGAGATCGAGTTCACCGCCGGCGTCTGGACCGACGTGTCCGCCGACGTCGACTTCGCCGCGGGGATCCAGATCACGCGTGGCCGGAACTCCGCGTTCAGCCAGCCCAGCGTCGGGTCGATGACGTTCCAGCTGGACAACGCGACCGGCAAGTACACGCCGCTGCGGCAAGTCCTCGCAGACGGGGTCACCACGCACCCGTACTACCCGAACGTCCTGCCGAGGACAAGGTGCCGCTACTCGAACACGCCCGCGGGCGTGCGGGCTGTGATGTATGTGAAGGGCTGGCCGCCGCAGCTGGAGAACGGTGTCCGGGGCATGGTGACGATCACCGCGTACGACCGGTTGAAGTATCTGTCGAAGATCACGCTGCGCTCCCCGATCGCGCAGGAGATGCTGAACGCGGGGGCCGCGTACTTATGGTCATGCGGGGACGCGGTGGGTTCCCCGCTGGCGGCTGAGTCGTCCGGTCGGACGCCTCTGCGTGTGGTGCGGTACGGCCCTGGCGGCAGCGGCGCTTTCGGCGTGCCAGGTCCGGGTGTCGGTGACGGCACCGGTGTGATCCTGACCCCGTCGAGCTCGAGCAGCGGATTCTATCTGGAGACGAATCTGCTCCCGGTGGTAAATGGTGACTGGTCGGTCGTGATGTGGATGCAAACCTCGACGGTGTCCCGCGCGTTGCTCAGCCTTGCCCGCGCAGGCGCGTCGGGGACGCAGTTGGGGCTCGACGCGTCGGGGCACGTCACGCATCAGGGGATAACGTCCGGCGCGGCGGTCACTGACGGCACGGCGTGGCATCACGTCGCGTTGACTTTCGCTGTCGCGGGGGCGGGCACCACGACTCTCTACGTGGACGGCGTGTCCCAGGGCAGCAGGACGTGGGGCGGGACCGGTCCGCAGCTCGCCGATGTCCGGGTCGGCCAGTCCACGGTCGGCGAGCCGGCCTCGGCGGAGGCGTCAGCCCTGTTCGCGGGCTCCCTCGGGCAACTCGCGGTCTTCACGACCGTGCTGTCTGCGGCGACTGTCGCTTCCATGTGGGCGGCGACGAACGGCTACTCGGGTGACAGGACCGGATCACGGATCGCGCGTTACCTCACTGCCGCCGGACTCACTAGCGCGGACTGGACCCTCGATCAGGGCGTCGCAGTCGTCGGCACCTACCCGCAGGCGGGGCAGACGGTGTTGCAGGCCTGCCAGGACATGGCTGACGGCGAGGGCGGTGGCGCTGTCGTCTACGCCGCGTCGGACGGCCGTGTCCGGTTCGCTGACCGCGCGTTCCGCAAGCCGGGCACGGCCAGCCTGACCCTGCACGCGCAGCAGGACATCGTCGTGCCGCCGTATGATCCGGCGTTCGACGACGAGACCCTCGTGAACTCCAGCACCGTCAGCCGGTCAGCGGAGTCGGGTGTGTTGTCCACTCAGGTCGCGGTCAACGCCGCGTCGATCGCGGCGTACGACAAAACCAGCGGCGACGTGACCTCCTACGCGCTCACCGACCAGGACGCGCTGAACCTCGCGCAGGCCAGGGTCGCCGCAGACGCCCAACCGGGGTTCCGGCTGCCGCAGGTCGCGACAGACCTGATGAGCGCGCAGAACAACCTGTACGCGGCGTTCGCCAGCTGCGAGATCGGGTCGCGCGTGCGGATCACGAACCTGACACCTGGCTACGCCCCCGCCACACAAGCGGATGTGCTCGTCGAAGGGCTCACCGAGACGGTGAGCAGCGACGCCTACCTTGTCGTGTTCGACGTGTCCCCCGCCGACAACCCGGCCCGCGCCGTGTGGAACGACACCAGCTACGGCCGGTGGGGCTGCTACGGGCAAACCCTGCACACGACCCTCACCGCGGGTGGGACGACGGTCGTGGTCGACACCGTCGCAGGCGCGCCCACGTTCACCACCGTCTCGGCCAGGTATCCGCTGAAAATCCAGATCGGGATGGAGCATCTGCAGTTGAACTCGGCGCCTGGTGGCTCGGCCAGTCCGCAGACGTTCACGGGCGTGACCAGGGGCGTGGACGGCACACCCGCGTCCGCTCAGACCGCTGGGGTTGGAATCACTCTCGCGCCCGCGCCCGCCTGGGCACTCTGAGGAGATGACCGCATGGGAATCATGAGTCCCACCGTTCCCGCCGTGGGCGATCTGGCCACTGCGGCGTGGGCGGACGAGGTCGCGCAGGACGTTGTGGACCTCGCCGGTGGCGGAACAGTGAGCATTATTTTCGGCCCGGGCGGTGTCCTGTCCACTCCCACCGCGGGCACCGCGACGTGGGTGACGGTGGGTAACATCACGGTCCCCACGTGGGCGACGAAGGCGTACGCGACGTGGTCCCTGTACGGCGTGATCAGCTCAGCGACTGAGCCGAACGTGTCCATGCAGCTGAAGATCGGTTCCGCCGGCGGTGGAGCGGTCCGCGTCTACGGTCACGGCGCCGCCGCGGGCCGCTTCCACACCACGTTGAACGAGCTGATCCTCGGGCTGTCGACAGGTTCCCAGTCGGTGACGATCAGTTCGACGTGGACGTCGGGCGCGAACGTGTTCAGCCTCGACGTGGGCTCCCGCGTCTCCGCGAAATTCGACTTCCAACCGTGAGGTCTCCTGATGCACATCACTAACCTCGCCACCGGTGTGGGCGCGATCTTCGGCGTACTCGTCCTGATCGTCTCCGCGCTTGCGGTGAGCCGCGACAGTTACGCGCGGTCGCGGATCAAGGCGTTGCAGGGCGACCGGGACGACCTGATCGTCCGCAGCGACCTGATGGATAAAGAGATCGAGTCGCAGAATGTGAAAATCGCTATCCTTCAGCGTGAGCTGGCGGCTGAGGAAAGCGCCCGGAAGGTGCTGGAACGCGCGGTCACCGGGCGCGACCTGATGGAGGAGATGGGCAAAGATCTCGCGGCTCACAACAAGGCGTCGATGGACGCGTTGCAGAAAGTGTTCACGGCGATTCAGGAGATGACCGACGTCCTCGATCAGATCCAGAGGGGATCCGCGCGATGAGCGAGGAAAGACGCGGACTGGTCGAGCATTCCCGCCGCATAGTCAGGAACTTAAGCGCTGCCCTGGTTGTCACGACGGTGCTGATGCTCGGCTATGTCACCGTCATCGCCAGTTACCAGTTTCAGAAGATCATCGGCGTGGCCAATGACACTCGGCGCAACTCGGATCGGCTCGTGGACTGCACGACACCTGGCGGCAAGTGCTATGAGCAGGGCCGCTCCACCACGTCAGGCGCGGTCGGGTCGATCAACCGGGTGACCATCGCCGCGATCTACTGCTCAGGGAAACTGGGACCCTCCGCGTCCATCAACCAGCTGAACATGTGCGTTGTGAGCCTCGTGAAATGAGCAGAGAGGCCAGTGGTGAGACGATGATGCATCACTCGGCCGGCGGCGTGATCTTCGCTGACTGGTCCCACGACGGCGACGCCTACTACTTCGGCCGATGCTCCGACTGCTCCTGGCACGACCCGTGCGACCATGTGGACGTGGGCTTCGCCGAGCATGAACTGTCCGATCACGCCGCGCAGCATCTCCAAGGCACGCCGTGACGCTGCAGATCAGCGACCTCGACCAGTACAAGGCGTCCGGTGTCGGAGCCGGATACCCAGACGACATGCGGACCTTCTACTCCCCGTGGGACGACGTCCACGGCGCGTTGCAGGCAGTCATCAGCTCCACCACAACCAGCCTCGTCCTGGCCATGTACGGCTACGACGACGACGCGCTCGCCGCTCTCATCGACGGTTTTCTCCTGAACGGCAAGATTTACTGCCAGATCAGCCTCGACAAATCCCAGGCTGGCGGCGTCCACGAGAGAGCCATCCTCGAGAAATACAAGCATGAGATGGACGGCAACAGCGTCGCTGTCGGCACGTCGGAGAAGTCAGCGATAATGCACCGCAAGATGGCGATCATCGACGGCGTGTGGCGACTCTCAGGCTCCACGAACTGGTCCACGAGCGGTGAGCGTTTGCAGGACAACGAGCTGACGATCATGCGCAACGCGAGCGTGTGCGCGGAAGCCAGGCCGATCCTGGACATCGAGCACGACAAGATGCTCAAGGCCTTGGGGCGTGCGAGGTGACGCTGTGGGTGTACGACGGCGCGTCCGCATTCGACCTGGACGTGGCGAAGGCGAACGGCGGCGCGGCGTGCACCGGGTACATCGTCGGCAGCCCCGGCGGGTTCGCCCACATCGACAGGGCGAGGGTGGACCAGATCAGGGCCAAAGGAATGGGGTTCTCCCCGAACTGGGAGCGTGCGGCGGACGCGTTCCTCACCTACAGCGTGGGCGAATGCGGGCAGGCCGGCGTGGAGGCGCTCAACGCTTGCAACGCTCTGGGTGTGCCCGCTGGCGTCCGCGTGTCCTTCTCGATCGACACCCAAGTCCCCGCCGGCCGGTTTCCTGAAATGGCTCAGAAGCTCGACGCCGCGCAAGCGGGGATGGGCGGGCGTCACCCCGCGTTCCTGTACGGGCAGAGCGACCTCATCGACTGGCTCGGCGCGAACCCGGGCAGCACAAAGCTACGCGGGAAGCATTGGCTGATGATGAGCACCTGGAATCAGCCGTACAACATCAGGTCGCCGTTTGTGTGCATGGTGCAGGAGCACAACCTGGACGGGTCGTGGCACAGTTCGCCCGTCCCCGGCACCGACTCCAATCTTCTGATCGACCCCTACGCGCTCGGCGCGTGGTGGCCCGACAACTCACCCTATGGAGGGGACATGCCCTTATCAGCGGACGACGTCAAGGCGATATGGGCGTACGCGGTTGCTCATGTGGACGCGGCCGGGAAGGCCGACACCTCGCCGCATCCGATGTCTTACTGGCTGACGGACGCGCAGCAGCAGGCGGCGCAGGCTGCTTCGGTGAAACCTCTGACAGCGCAGCAGATCACCGACGCAGTCAAAGCCGCCGGGGTCACGCTCACCGACGCGCAGGTGCAGACGATCGTGGCCAAGCTGACGACCGCGCAGCCGACACCGCCGAAGTTCACCGTCACCCTGACCGGTGACGCCACTCCCAAACCGTGAGGATGACATGACCAGTTACCTAGCCACCATCCGAAAACTGCTCGTCGCCCTGGTGGGCGTCGTCGCTCAGGCGGTCAGCCTTGGTGTGCTGTCCGGGCGGGCGTTGGAGTACGCGCAGATCATCATCGCAGTGGCCACCGCGCTCGGTGTGTACGTGGTGGGCAACGCGGACGCGCCCGACGCGAAAGCACCCGTCACTGGTCCCTGATCTGGTACAGCCGCGAGCGGGACAGACTAGTCGCGGCGAGGATTGCCTTCACAGGCACAGCTAGCTCCATGAGACGCTTAATGTTCTCGTCCCTCCGGTGAGCCCAAAATTCGGCGTCCATCTCAGCGCGGGCGCGTTTCGCCTCGACGTCGGTGACCTCGTCTAAAAGTTGCCCCGGCAGGCCCTCTAGGTACCATTTGGTCTCGGTCATCACGCGCCCCGGCTGTTCGTGGTCAGTGAGTGGTACAGGTCTGCGGTGCGGGGGTCGCCGTCATAACCCGACTGTACACCAGCCTAGACACTCTGTCTAGTCATATACGCGCCCCGCCTGCCCTTCTGGGCAAGCGGGGCGGTTTTTCGCGCCCCTCCCGTGGAGGAGGTGCCCGCTACGAGCTTGTTTTCTGGACCTTGGACGCGTCGCTACGCCCAGCCTTGCGCCTACAGCGTAGCAGCGCTGTTGGCTACTCGCGCCGTCACGGCCAGCGGTACCAAGGCATCACCGAATTCACTGTTGACAAAACTATGGCACAGATGCAGAGTGTTCCGCATGACCCCATACCAGCGTCTGATCGAAGAGCGACTGGGGATTGACCTTGCCAGCTACGTCCGCAACCGCCGGGAGGCAGGCGCGAGCTGGCGCAGACTCGCCGCCGATATCAACGCGGAAGGTGGGGTCGACCTCACGAGCGAGACAGTGCGGCGCTGGTATAGGCACCTCGACAGCGGGAGGGACCTGTCCAACGAAGTCGCCGCGTATCAGGCGAAGGTCCGCGCGCTGCGCGAGCTGGCCAAGCGCTGACGTAAGTGGGGACCGCCACCCACACCAGACAGCGGTCCCCGACCAACCACAGGATCGAGTATGACATGACAAATCCTCACCTCACTGTCGCGCAGCGGGCGCGGGCGCTGGTGGACCTCGCTCGACGCGCCAGCACCGCAGACAGCCTGAGCAGGTCGCGACCGGTCGCGACGGCGTTCCAGTTGCTCCCGAACACCGAGTGGGACGACCTTGACGAACTGCTCACACAGCTCCGCGGCATGATCCAACTGGCCGACGCCGAGTCCGCAGGCGGGCTGGACGTCGCCGGGGAATGGGTCAACGAGGCCCTCCAGGTCGCGACCCGTGCAGTCAAGGCCGACAACCTCGCCTCCAAAGGCTCCCGATGAGCGGCTACGCCGAGGGGCTGCGGCAACTGTGCCACGACCTGAACAACCAGACGACCGTGAGCGAGGCTTACGACCACCTCAACGACATCGCTGACGCCGCGAGTTATGTGGAGCAGATCGCGCAGCGGCTCTCGCAACAGATCAGTTCCCTCGCGGGCGAGGCCGCGATCGCAGTGGACAACCTGCCCTCGTCCTTCGCCCGCCCGGTAGAGGACACTATCTCCCATCTCTCTGACGCGTGCTCCCAGGCCCACGTTCTCCACAACGCCCTTTACCTGGCGGTCCAGGCCGCGTCGCATCTGTACACCACCGAAACGGCCGTGACATGAGCGCCTCCGAGCAGACCACGGTCGCCGACTACCTGCGCCTCGCCGAGCACACCCGCAACCAGTCCATCCGTGACCGCTGGCTGCGCCTCGCCGACGAGACCTTCATGGCCGGTGGGGACGATTCGGTGACGGGGCAGATCAGCACGATCCGAAATCAAGTGTGGGATCACGCGCGTGATCCGATGTACTCCTCGGTCGCTCCTGCCGAGGACACGGCGCCTGAGGCTGCGCTCCCGACAACGCCTCAGGCGCCCCCCCGAACGGGGCTGATCTCTCGACTCTGCCGCCGCATCACTGGGCGTCGGCCATGAACGCGACCTCGGGGGCACACTGGGAGCCTGTCGCATTGCCGGACCTCCGCGACGGCGACAAGGTGCGGATCACCACCGTGGAGGAGTTCGTGTTCAAAGCCGATTTCAGCGGGATACCAGACACGATTCACGGCGTGCCGCGCGCGCACCACCCAGCCCCCACCTTCAAACGCACCCTCGCGCGATGGGTCACCCCATGAGCAGCGGCATACGGCAGATCAAACGCGGACGCGGACACTCCTACACCATCGACGGGGAACCCGTCCTCGGCGTCACCACAGCTCTCGACGTCCTCGGCAAACCAGCCCTGATCAACTGGGCCGCGAACACGACCGCCGGATACGCCGTGGACAACTGGGCGGACCTGTCGAAGATGCCACCGTCGAAACGGCTCGCTGTGCTCCAGAAAGCCCGCTTCGCCGAGGTGGACAAAGCCTCTAACCGCGGCACCGAAGTGCACAGGCTCGCCCAGGGACTGCTCCACGGCCGCAAAGTGGAGGTGCCTGAGGAGCTGGCGGGGCACGTTGAGTCCTGCGTCAAGTTCCTCGACGACTGGGAGCCGAAGCCGATCGTCACCGAATTCGTCGTCGCGGACCGCAAGTGGAAGTACTGCGGGCAGGGCGACGCGGTCCTCCAGCTCCGCAACGGCGAAGTTGTGATCATCGACTGGAAAACGGGACGCACCGGCATCTACCCCGAAGCCGCGCTGCAGCTCGCCGCGTACCGATTCGCCGAGGTGCGCCTCGGCGACGACGGTGAGGAACACCCAATGTCCGAGCTCGGCATCGGCGACACCGGGTGGGGCGTCCACATCCGCGCCGACGGGTACGACCGCATCCCCCTCGACGTGTCCGAAGCGGTGTTCAGGTACTTCACACACGTCCTGCATGTCGCCCGCATGCAGCGCGACGTCATGGACTCGTGGCGCGGCGGCGCCCTCTACCCGCCGAGGCACGTCTCATGACCGCCATCGCCACCCGCGACGGCGACTTCAACCACGCGATCCACGGCTCCGCGTTGGCTGTGTGGGCCGAGTCCGCGCGGCAAGCCACCCTGGTCGCCAGCCAACTCGCCGGGACGCCTTTCGTTCCCGTGTCGCTGCGCGGTGTCCGGTCCAGCCGTGATCAGACCGACGCCGATTTGGACCGGATCACCGTCGGCAACATCATCGCGACCATACTCACCGGGCAGGAACTCGGGTTGCAGCCGATGGCGGCGCTGCGGTCCATGGACGTCATCAACGGCACGCCCGCGTTGCGTGCGATCACGCTCCGCGCGCTTGTGCAAGCGCACGGGCATGAGGTGTGGTTGGAGGAGTCGAACGCGACCCGCGCCATCGTCTGCGGCCGTCGAGCCGGGTCGGAAAAGGTTCAGACCTCGGTATGGACGATGGACCGAGCGCGTGGCTTGGGCATCGCCGGGAAGGACAACTGGCATAAGCAGCCGGGGGCGATGTTGGTCGCGCGGGCCACGGCGGAATGCTGCCGGCTGGTCGCGGCTGACGTGATCATGGCGATGCCGTACGCCGCGGAGGAACTGTACGACGGTGACGAGTGGGTGGCTGCCACTGAGGAGGCGGCAGTGAAGCCCCAAAGCCGGCGCACTGCGCAACGCAAAACAGCGACTCAGCCACCCGTCGCCGCGCAGCCGGAGGAAACGTCCAGCCCGGAACCGGAACCGGAGTTCGGCGATCCGGTTGCGCCGGCGCCAGCGGCCACCGAGACCGTTGAGTCGTCACCGATGGTCACTGAGACGGAAACCCCGGATGCTGACGCCGAGACACCGGAGCTCGAGCCCGATCCTCCTGAGAGGATCACCCGCGACCAGTCCGCAAAGTTGCACGCCACGTTCAACGCGTACGGTGTCAAGAGCCGCAGCGAGCGGCTCCGCGTGTCCGCGGCGATCATCAGCCGGGATATCGCCACCTCATCAGACCTGACGAAACAGGAAGCGTCGTCGCTGATCGACACCCTCGACAGCGTGTTCGCGGCGGCGGAGACGGAAGGCGGCGACCCGCGTGAGCGGCTGCTCCTGATCTGCGACGTCCCGTTGGACCCGTCATGACCAGTCTCGGGTTCGTGGTAGTGGGCGATCCCGCACCCCAGGGGTCCAAGAGGCACGTGGGCAACGGGGTCATGGTGGAGTCATCCAAACGGGTGGCGCCGTGGCGCGACTCCGTGGCTGCCGCCGCCGCAGACGAAGCCCGCCGAAGAGGCTGGACGCCCCTGCGCGCGGTGGACGTGACCGTCACGTTCATGTTCCGCCGCCCCAAAAGCCACTACGGCTCGGGCCGCAACGCCTCCACCCTGAAACCCTTCGCACCCAGGTGGCACTCCACCAAGCCCGACCTCGACAAGCTGCTGCGATCCACGTTCGACGCGCTGACGACCTCCGGCGTGATCACCGACGACTCCCGCATCGTCTGCGTCCAGGCGTACAAACTCTACGTCGAAGCTGGCTGCCCAACCGGTGCCAGCATCACACTCACCCCCGTAGGAGAAGCAGTATGACCAAGCGACCCGAGCCCACACTCCCCCTCTTCGAAACCAGCCACGTCAGCGCATCCGTGGTCCGCATAACCAGGGCAGGCGACGGGCTCAGCGAAGCCCTCAAAGTCTCGCCACACGCCCTGCAACTCGGCGAAACCGTCCACTACATCCTCGCCGGAACATGCACCCAAGTCGCCCACACCGACAAGGACGGCACCGTCACACGCGTCCACACCATCGCCGCAGACCGGATCACCGAAGTGGACGCCGACCTCGCTGACAAGATGCTCACCGCCGCCGAGGAAAACCTCGCCGCCGCCCGAGCCGAAGCCGACAACCAGTTGTCCCTCGCCGCAGAGGCGTCCGCAGTCGAGAGGGAACGCAATGACTAAACTGATCAATGCACTGACCACTGAGCAACTAGCGATGCTGCCGGAGGTTCGTGACGAGTGGCTTGCGCATGGTCTCTCGACCGAGCCCTCTGATCACGTGGAGGCCGAGCGTGGAGTTCGCCTCGCATATGAGGCAGCCGGGCTTGATCCGCCGCAGTTCATGATCTGGTTAGGCTCGCCGTGGGCTGGTGTCATCGGTCAGGCAGTCACCCCAGGGATTGTCACCGCATACCAGGTGCGCGCCCAGGTGGACGACCAGGTGTACGCCCAGGTGGACGACCAGGTGTACGACCAGGTGGACGCCCAGGTGCGCGCCCAGGTGTACGCCCAGGTGTACGACCAGGTGGACGCCCAGGTGCGCGCCCAGGTGGACGACCAGGTGCGCGCCCAGGTGGACGACCAGGTGGACGCCCAGGTGCACGCCCAGGTGGACGACCAGGTGGACGACCAGGTGGACGCCCAGGTGGACGACCAGGTGCGCGCCCAGGTGTACGCCCGGGTGTACGCCCAGGTGGACGCCCAGGTGCGCGCCCAGGTGGACGACCAGGTGTACGCCCAGGTGGACGACCAGGTGTACGACCAGGTGGACGCCCAGGTGGGCGACCAGGTGGGCGCCCAGGTGGACGCCCAGGTGGACGCCCAGGTGGACGACCAGGTGCGCGCCCAGGTGGGCGACCAGGTGCGCGCCCAGGTGAGCGACCAGGTGAGCGACTGGTGGACTAATGTCATAGCCGGACAATTCTGGGCGGGCTATTACTCATGGCTCAGCATGATGGAGCGCCTTGAAGTTAAAGGGCTATCGCTGATCCACGGACAGCAAATAATTGCTAGGAGCGCTGGCTGGTGGTGGCCGTTCACCACGTTTGCGGTCCTCACCGAGCACCCCGTGGTCCTGCTTCGCGATCCGCAGAATAGGCTGCACTGCGAAACCGGTCCGGCAATCGCCTGGCCTGACGGGTGGGGAATCCACGCATGGCACGGCACTCGCGTGCCATCAGACCTGCTCGACCCAGGGTGGAGTGTCAGTCGAATCTTGCGTGAGTCGAACGCTGAGATACGGCGCTGCGCGATCGAGCGTATGGGATGGGATGTTTTCATCCGCGAGGCGGGTCTCAAGTTGGTCGCTGAGTGCGCTGACCCTGGCAACGCGCCGCACTGTATCGGCCTGTACGACCTCCCATCCGAACTGGAAAACCTTTATGCGGAACCGGCGCGGATACTGCTCTGCGTGAACGGCACCGTCGAGCGTGGCGGTGAGCGGCGCAGGTTCGGGCTGCCCGTGCCAGCGCACCACACCGACCCCGTCGCCGCCGCCGCTGATTTGTACGACTGGCCAGTGGAGGCGTACCGGCAGTTGGAGCACCGCCGATAGATGGTCCTACCCAGGACCCCCAACAGATGAAAGGAACCCGTTATGAGAGTTTTCACTCTGGCAGACGCGATCGCGGTCCACGGCAAGGAGCCGCTGGACTACCTCGACCGCGACATGCTCGTCCCGCTGATCAGCCGGGCCTGCGCGCAAGGTGACATCAGCGTTCTGAGGATCACGACGAAGGCCGCTGAAACCCCGATCCCGCGTGATGGTGTCGTGTTGCTGAGCGGGCAGGGCGGTCACACGCATTCGCTGCACGGCCCAGGCCAGTTCGACTTCGTCACCAGTCGCACGGATTCACTGGTGATCGGCATCCTCACGGTTCCGGAGGAGGCTGAGCTACCGGTGCTGCTGCATCATGACGAGCACGGTGATTTCCAGATCGCGCCTGGCACGTACCGGGTGGGGCGGCAGCGGGAGTTCGCGGGTGAATGGCGCGCCGTCGCCGACTGACCGCGGGAGCGCGGAGCGGGGTAAGCCGAACGGCGGCGGGGGACTCTCAGCGACGGCGCAGTCGTACCTAGCCAAGCCCGTTAGGAAACCTCCGCGGCGGACACGTCGTCCCGAGCGGCGGGACGACGTGTCGTGGATGGGCTCTGCCTTGTGCGCTCAGATCGGCCCCGAATTCTGGTACCCCCCCGTGCATCCGGAGTCGGCCGTGATCAGAGTCTGCGGCCGGTGCGGAGTCCGTGAGCAGTGCCTCGCCTACGCGCTCGAGCATGATGAGCGGCAAGGTGTGTGGGGCGGACTGACCACCCGCGCACGGGACCGGATCCGGAATGGGGGGGATCAGTGATGAGTTCGTGCTACGGACTAATCATTGAGGACTTCGCGGGACCGGGCGGGTGGGACGAGGGCGCGCGGACGCTCGGCGTCAAGGGCGTCATCGGCTACGAGAAGGACAAGCACGCGTGCGCCACAGCGCTGGCCGCAGGCCATGGGCGTGTCCCATCCGACGTCACAACCCTGCCCCGCGAGGGCGCGCTACGCGCATGGGGGTACATCGCGTCAGCACCCTGCCAAGCATGGTCCAGGGCAGGCAAGCGCCGCGGCCTGCTCGACCAGCCCGCGATCTTCGCACACCTCGCACTGGTCGCTGAGCGCGGCGAATGGGTTCCCTACCCGGGTGAAGGCTGGCACGACGAACGGTCACCACTCGTGCTGGAAATCGTCCGCGCTGTGCTCGCGCTACGCCCGACGTGGGTCGCGTTAGAGCAGGTGCCCGCCGTGCTGCCCTTCTTCGAGAGGCTCGCCGAATGGATGCGTGGCCTCGGCTACCGCGTGTGGGCAGGGATTCTGGACGCTGAGATGTACGGGGTTCCGCAGACCCGCGACCGGGCAATCCTCACCGCCTCGCTGACCACGCTGCACGACGTCGGCAGGCCACCCGCGACACATCACAGATACCGCGCTGGCGTCACACCCGCGCCGGACCTGTTCGGCGAGGACCTGCTGCCGTGCGTCACCATGGCGCAAGCGCTCGGGCACGCGGACTTGCGCGCGTACCGGCTACACCGGGGCGCAGGGATGAATGAGCGGCACGGCGAGCGCCCCGACACCCGAGCTGACCGACCGGCACCTGTCATCACGTCTAAAGCGCGCACAGCGTCATGGGTCGCTGGACCTGGCCACCGTGATCGCGCCGGCGGGCAGCGGCAGTTCGGTGAGCAGTCTGTCCGCGTCACGATAGAAGAGGCCGCGACCCTGCAATCATTCCCGCACGGCTACCCGTGGCGAGGCTCCCGCACAGCGCAGTTCCGGCAAGTCGGGGACGCCATGCCGCCACTTCTCGCCGTCGCCGTGCTCGGGCACCTGCTGCGCCTCGACTGGCAGCCCATCTGCCACAACGCTTACATGTCCGTCGTGGCGGGTGGCGCATGACCGCGGCCTACGCCGACTTCCTCGCGTCCAAAACCCAACTCAGGGACATGGGCGGATTCGAACCCACCTACCTGCCGGACTACCTGTTCCCGTTCCAGCGGGCGCTCACCGAATGGGCGATCCGGCAAGGCCGAGCGGGACTGTTCGCCGACTGCGGCTTAGGAAAGTCCCCCATGGAGCTAGTGTGGGCTCAGAACGTGCACGAGCACACCGGAAAACCTGTACTGATGGTCACACCCCTCGCAGTCGGTTTCCAGATCAAAGCTGAAGCTGACAAGTTCGGCGGGATCGACGCCGCAGTGTCCCGCGACGGCAGCGTCGCCGCGGCGATCACCATCACCAACTATGAACGTCTCGAGAAGTTCAACCCGGCGGACTACGGCGGTGTCGTCTGCGACGAATCCTCAGCGATCAAAGCTTTCGACGGAGTGCGCCGCGCGATCGTCACCGAATTCCTCCGACAAATGCCCTACCGGCTACTGGGCACAGCCACCGCGGCTCCGAACGACTACGTCGAGCTCGGCACCGCGTCCGAAGCCCTCGGGCAGCTCGGCCACATCGACATGCTCAACCGCTTCTTCATCAACGCACAACGCACTTCCGACACCCGCGCCGGCGGACGGTTCGGCGCGAAGAACAAAGAAGGCTGGCGCTTCAAGGGCCACGGCCAGGACGCCTTCTGGCGATGGGTTTCCTCCTGGGCACGGGCGATCCGCAAACCGTCGGACTTCGGATTCGATGACGACGGGTTCACACTTCCACCCCTTGACCAGCGGATCACCACCGTCGAAGCCCGCGCACCGCGGCCCGACACCCTGTTCGATGTGCCCGCCTCAGGGCTCGCCGAGGAACGGGAAGTGCTGCGCCGCACGATCACCGAACGCTGCGAGCATGCCGCAGAGCTGCTCGCCGACGCTGACTCCGCAGTCGCCTGGTGCCATCTGAATGACGAGTCGAAGCTACTCACCACGATCATCCCCGGCGCGGTCGAGGTCTCCGGATCGGACAGCACCGAAGCGAAAGAGGAGAAGCTGCGAGCGTTCACCACAGGACAATTCCGGGTGCTGGTCATCAAGCCGAAGATCGGCGCATTCGGACTGAACTGGCAGCACTGCCACCGCATGACCTACTTCCCCAGCCACAGCTACGAGCAGATGTACCAAGCGATCCGGCGGTCATGGCGGTTCGGGCAGACACACCCGGTCACCGTCGACATGATCATCACCGACGGGGGCGCGGGGATCCTCGCGAACCTCCAACGCAAAGCCGTCCAAGCCGACGCCATGTTCACCGCTCTGGTCGGCCACATGAACACCGCTGTCCGCATACGCCCAGACACAGCGTTCACCACCCCGATGGAGATGCCGCCATGGCTCGCGTGATCGACCAGCAAATCACCGACCGGTGGGCCATCTACAACGCCGACTGCATCGACGTCATGGCCAAGCTGCCCGCCGACTCGACCCACCTGTCCATATACAGCCCGCCGTTCGCGGGGCTATACCACTACTCCTCAAGCGAACGTGACCTGTCCAACTCCCGCAGCTACGAAGAGTTCTTCCAGCACTACGCCTACGTCGTCGAAGAGCTATTCCGGCTGACCATGCCCGGCCGGATGACCGCAGTCCACTGCATGGACGTGCCCACCGGCAACTCAGGCTGCGACGCCCTGACCGACTTCCCCGGCGACATCATCCGGCAACACCGCGCAATCGGATTCAACTACATCGCCCGCTACCACATATGGAAAGAACCCCTCGGCGTCCGCAACCGAACCCTCGCTAAAAACCTCGCCCACCGCACCATCGTCGACGACTCCTCACGATGCTCAGTCGCATCCGCCGACTACCTGCTGGTGTTCCGCAAGCACGGCGAGAACCCAATCCCCATCCCCCATCCCACCGGGTTGACGGACTACGCCGGGGAGAGGCAAGTCCCGGCCGAACTCACGCGATACCGAGGATGGACAGGCAAGCAGATCGAGAACCGCTACTCGCATTGGATCTGGCGGCAGTACGCGTCAGCGTTCTGGGACGACATCCGCCTCGGCCGCGTGCTGCCCTTCCGCGACGCCCGCGACGAGGACGACGAGAAACACATGCACCCGCTGCAGCTCGACGTGATCCAACGATGCCTCCAATTGTGGTCCAACCCCGGCGAGCGGGTGCTGACACCGTTCATGGGCGTCGGGTCGGAAGTGTTCGAGTCGGTCAGATCAGGGAGGTTCGGCATCGGGGTCGAGCTGAAACCCAGCTACTACCGGCAGGCGATCAAAAACATGGAAGCGGTCGACGACGAGTCGGCAGCGGATCAAGGACTATTCGGGGAGACGTTCGGACACGACGACGTATGACCGCGTACGAACGCGTCCTCGACGCCCTCACCCGAGACGGCCGAGCCGTCCGAACCAGAGGCGCGGCGAAAGCGGCTGCGCAATGCCCCGCCCACGACGACACCCAACCATCCCTGTCCGTCACCGGCATCGAAGGCCAAACCCTCATCTACTGCCAAGCCGGCTGCGCCACCGAAGCAGTCCTCCGCGCGCTCAACCTCACCCCCAGCGACCTGTTCGACAACCCCAAAGGCACCGACTACCCCTACGACAACGGCCGCATCGTACGACGCACCCCCGACAAAAGATTCCACCAGCGCTACACCGAAAACGCGCCCGAGCTGTACCGGCTGGCAAAAGTCAAAGCAGCTGTCGCCGACCATAAACCGGTGTTCGTCGTCGAAGGCGAAAAGGACGTCCACGCGCTCGAGGAAGAAGGCGTCACCGCCACCTGCTCACCCATGGGCGCAGGAAAATGGAACCGCGTAGACCCCACACCCCTCTACGGCGGCAACATCCTCATCATCGCCGACCAAGACCCCGCCGGCGCCGCCCACGCCGCAGACGTATACCACTCCCTCACCGGCCACGCCACCGTCGCCGTCTTCCGCCCCCGAACCGGCAAAGACGCCGCCGACCACATCGCCGCCGGCCACGGCATAGGCGACTTCATCCGCATCGACCCCCCCGACAAAACCCGGCTCAACGGCCACATCGGCCCCGTGTCCACCCCCCTCGCCACCGTCGAAACCGAACACGTCCGATGGCTCTGGCCCGGACACCTCCCCCTCGGCAAAATCGTCATCCTCGACGGCGACCCCTCCGTCGGCAAATCCACCCTCTCCATCGACTTCGCCGCACGCGTCTCCACCGGAGCCAACTGGCCCGACCACGCCCCCTGCCAACATCCCGGCAACGTACTCCTCCTCTCCGCCGAAGACGGCCTCGCCGACACCATCCGCCCCCGCCTCGACGCCGCCCAAGGCGACCCTGACAAGGTCTACGCCCTCATCGAAATCCGCTACACCGACGACAAAGGCGACACCAGAGCTCGACCCGTCACCCTCGCCGACACCGACATCATCGAAGCCGAAGCCCGCCGCCTATCCGTCAAACTCATCATCTTCGACGTCCTCATGGCCTACATCCCCACCCGCGTCGACTCCCACCGCGACCAAGACATACGCGTCGTCCTCGCCGCCCTCGCAGCTCTCGCCGAACGCGTCAACTGCTGCGTCCTCCTGCTACGGCACCTCAACAAATCCGGCGGTGAATCCGCCATCTACCGCGGCGGCGGATCCATCGGCATCATCGGCGCAGCCCGACTCGGACTCCTCGCCGCCACCGACCCCGACGACGACACCAGATACGTCCTCGCCACCACCAAAAGCAACCTCGCCGCCAAACCCGAATCCCTCGGCTACCGGCTAGCCAACACCCCCGAACACGAATGCGCCCGCGTCGAATGGCTCGGCCCCGTCAACCGCACCTCAGACTCACTACTCGCCGGGCCACGCACCGACGAGGAACGCACCGACCGGGACGACGCCGCAGAATGGCTCCTCGACTACCTCGCCGACGCGTTCGAAGCACCCAGCAAAGACATCAAAAAAGCGGCCCACGGGGAAGGAATCAGCGAGCCGACACTGAAA